GGATTAAAATCCACATTAGCGCCAGCACCCATGCGTTTCCTTCCCATCATAAGGCCAAGATTGACATATTTTCGTTCAATCCATTTAATCCCATCCCACTCAAAAATAGTGGAATTGATGGTACAGAAGTGGCGGGAAAAATAAGTTTTACCCACACTGGAAAATAATCCTGCAATACTACAGTTACCCTCCCAACACGGTCGTAAACGACCCACATAACCTTTTAAGAGACAATCGTCTCCATTTACCACTAAAGGGGCCAAAGTGCCTGATCCTTCATAAGGTTGGTTCGTGAGCCGAAATTTCCGGTTCATGGGATCGCTCTCCTCTAAGGATAAGCGACAAAGGGCTGCATTTGCAATACACAGAAAAGGAAACGATATTATCGAACCCATTAGTTGACCCTCTGTTTGAGGGTACTCAACTTCATCTTCAACGAAAATGTGTTTAGTTAAAGCTTTCAAAAACAAAAGCTTCAAATCTGCCAAAAAATTCTTCGGATATTGGTCCAAATCCTCCTTCGACATATTTTGGCCAACCTCGATCATCAACTGATCAAGAATGACCTCCGACACCCAAGAATGAATCTTGTTGGTGCTGGACACATAATCGCCCGATAGGGCTTCTTCGCTCTCCTTGAGGGTCCCAAGAACGTCATTCACATCTTTTTCTGTAACATAACGTCCTATAAGAGCAAATACTTTGTGCTTCTTAAGGACCCCCCAAAGCCATTTTTGGTAAGGCTTTAGGGCTGTATATAAGAGGGGAGGACCCTTACTAATGACTCGAACCTTTAATGGTTCTGGAAGTCCCACGGTTTTTACAAGTGGTTTTTCCGATTTTGCAAAGTCAAAGATTTTCAAGTAATCCTCCTTCCAGTTTTGTCTCAATAATGTATTATCATGTACTAGTACTGGCAACAACTCAGATGGTTCAAAACCAAGTTGTTGCTCTTTGTCGATTTGTAATTGCTCCGATCGACCCAAAGTTCCATAGTGTTCAGGAACTCGTTGAAACAAAGAACAAGCTTCAACACCAAACTGTATTCCAGAATCTCTTTTCCCAAAAGAGACCCTTTCATATAATTCAGACAGGGCTCCACATTTAGAACGTGACCAAATGTAATTGGCACTAGTGGATGGGAAAAACGGCTCATAAACCTCTTCTGGTGAAAAACATTCACCTTCAAAAAGTTCACAGACCGTCCTTCGAAGAGCTAACTCAACTTTAACCCGGCTAACAGCCTTTACAGCCTTCGGGTACAACGCCTTAACAATATTATTCTTCGTGGTCGTAAGTTCACGGACCTCCGAAACCACAACTGTGTGGTCATCCAATACGATTGGAGCCGAGGTCAACTCTATTCGAGTATCTTTCTCGGACTTTTCCACCATACTTACTGGAACATCGGGCATTGCCTTTTTAAGTTGTTGAGATGAATCAACAAATTGCATAAATCGATCATTTTTCTTGGCTCTCATCTTCATGAGAACATCGTGGTACATTCCACCCAACAAGACTTCTGGTCTCCAAAAACAGAAATATTTATTTTCTTTCTTGTTTTTACCAAAATTTA